GGCGAGGTCTACAGCTCGTCCGCTGGCATGCACTGAAAGGTAAGCGGGGTTTGTGGGGTCTGCTTTGGCTTTGGCGTTGTTCATACGGCGGTTTGAGTAGGTGCCGAGGTTGGTTGCGCCGAACCATTTACCGCACAACTTGAGCAGCAGTGTGGTGCCGGGGCGTACCGAACCGAAGTTGCCGTCTGTGTTTCCTGTGTATTTACGGGGCACTTGGCGGGTCTTTCGGCTTGTCTTTAAGGCCGTTGCCAGCGAGCAAACCAATAAGGCCACCGGCAAGGGTCATAAGCATCGGGGAGAGAACGGCCCACGCCTCAGCGTCATTGGGTGCCTGCTCGACTGGTTGCACTACGAACAAAAGGCCGTAGATCAGCGAGACAATCGCTGCCACGAACGAGAACGAAAGTGCTATGCCTACGATGAGGATTAGGCGGGCTTTTATTTCTTCGTTGCTAAGGCGGTTTTCGGGTTTCATTGGCATCTTCTTTCTAGGGTTCCGTCTGCTTTGGTTGTGTCGCAGTTGTGTCGAGTGCGATCAGCGCACGCAGTAAGAGTAAGGGCTAGCAGAGCCGTGGTCAATAATCGGCGCATCAGTTTCGGTATCCATATACGCGCACGGTGCCACCTGTAATTGTTGTGGCCGAACCAGTCAATAAACGAAAGCCATCAAATTGAGTGTTGGAGTCTTGAAAACCCGCCGCCATTCTAAAAGGCGCACCACCAGCCGCGCGAACATCAACTCCTGCACTTGTGTAACTTGTTCGCGTTGCTTTGTTAGGCCCATAAACTTCTAAAGACCCACCAGCAGGGTTCGTGTTACCCACTATTTGGGTTAAACCTGAGGCTGTGTTATTGCTGCTAGAACCAGTTATCACATTTGTTCCGACAAGAACGTCTATGCCTGACGCATAATAATTGGCTGTTGTTGGCGTTGAAGCCACTAAAAATTGTATTAAAACGGCGATAGGCGCACTTGCTGTAAAACCGTCAAACTCAATGCGATAGTTGGAATACGTGCTGCTAAAACACGCTGTGAAATCTTGTGTCGTTGCGGCGCTTGAAATGGTCTGGGTTTTGACAAGCCACAAACCAATCGAGTCCATAGCGGCAGCGGTAAGCACCTCGCCCGGTGAAAAATCTGGTACTGGCATAGTTAAAATCCTAACTTGTTATTAAAGGCCGGTGGGCCATCATCTTGTAAAACACCATAAAAATTGTCATCCAACACGAAAAACGCCGAAAGATCAGCAGCAAACAAATACAGCTGCACTCGCGTATCAGACGGGTCAGACGACACTGTAGCCCCGTTAATAATGCAGTTGTAGGTAGTTCCGCGCAACTCAACCTCAACAAATAGGCGTTCACGCGGGCCACTGTCTGCTAAATACAAAATGAACAAATCAGACTGCAACGAAGTGCGGGTACTAATCGAAAAAGGCACATCGGTAGCCTGCGTTAAGGTGCTTTGCACATACGCTGCAAGGTTGCCAGCCTGCGAGGTTGTCTGGTCGTAGGAGTTCATCTCAAAAGACTTAGTGCCAGTGCCAAAAGTTTGGGGTGCTAAACCCTCAGGGGACACGATGACTTTGGTAGCCACATTGTCGGCAAGGCTTGCAAAGTTAAGCACGTCATAAACAACCTGTGGCGTGACGCTTACCCCTGCGGGGTCATCGGTAAATCTTGCAGACGAGTTACTCACCGTAAGCTCGTTACGGCCTTGCCACTGTATTTGGTCATTTGAGGCGCTAGACAAGTTGCCTTGTTCAGTAGCCATCAACTCGTTTAACACAGTCAAAAGGTTGGCATTAGTCAAAGTTTGCGCCGACACTTTGCTCGCACCTGCAAGGGCGGGAGTAATGAAAACAATCGGTACGCCAGTGCCAGTAAGAATGTCCTCGGCTGCTTCAGCGGTGGTGATACCGGCAACCCATGACCCGCTTACATTTAAGCGTCCAGCGTTAGCAAGTGCATCCTCAGCAAAAATCGTGTAGCGGTCAAGTGAGGGAACAAAACCATACTGTATTTCTACGTCAGCAATACGCCCTTGGAACATGGTGTATTGCAAAGACAAGTCAGGGGTGTACCCCTCAACTATTAAAAAGTCGCCTACCTCAATGACTGGCAAATCGGCGGGGTTACGGCCCTCTATGTTGGCTGTGCCAGCCTTATACGGGTCTTGCACGCCTTTGCGTCCTGTAGTGATATTAACTGTCTGCAAGTCGTCTAAATACTGCCCGTCAAAGTAGGTGCCACCTGAGGGGTACCAGTACGCCTTAAAAACTACGTCAGCCATTAGGAGACTCGAATGGGTACGGAACCGTTACGGAACATATAGGTACGTAGGGCGTCTACCACGGCGTTAGGGTCTGCCCCCTGCACGTTAATAGTGACATTGTTACCGCCCATAGAACCCATACGATCAAGTGGGATAACCGCTTCAGGCCCAGCCTCACCAATCATCGCCAAAGTTGGCCCAGTGACAATGCCACCAGCAGCCAACATTGGAATGTTAGGAACGCCGAACGTCTGGCCTCTGCCCGGCAAACCAATAATGTCAGGTATTTTAATCTGAACCTTGCCAATGGTGTTATTCCAAATAGATGCAAAACCGTTAAAAATGCCTTTGTAAACATTTAGCAAGGTTTTAAAATAATCCAAAAGAATATCGAAGCCAAACTTAATTCCTTTAAAAACTCCATCAACAATTTTGCGGAAACCCTCAAACTTTTTATAGGCAATGGCAAGAGCCGTAATAAGCGCAATAACGCCAATAACGATAAGGCTTATGGGGTTTAACGACATAGCCAAGTTAATAGCCATAATGGACAGCGCAATAGCGCCAAGTGCGCCCGCAATAATTAAAAAAGTGTTGGGGTTGTCTTGCGCCCATTGCGCAAACTTTTGCAGAAATGGTAACACCGCCTCAATTGCAGGCAGAAGTGCAGCACCAATAGACTCTTTAGTCTCGCTTAGCGCAATGCCTAAACGCTTGAATTGCCCTTCGGCAGTGTCCGCAGCTGTGGTGGCTGCACCGCCCATTGTGAGCGCCATTTCAGCCATGATGTCATCGAATGATGCGCCTTCTTTGACCATCTCGCGGAACTCTGGGGCTAGTTTTCCAAGCGCGGTCATGTTGCCACCTAAAGCCTTTGTAAGGGCATCTGTGACGCTGGACAACGGTTTGCCTGTTGCGGCTGCAATGTCCATGGCTTGAGTGGCTAATTCCTGTGCGCTGGTTACGTCGCCAGTAGCGCGGGCAAGTTTGCTGAGAACGGGTCGTAGTTCATCGTCGGCAATGCCTAAAAGTTTGCCCTGTTGGGTTATCCAGTTTTCCGTGGACTCAATAACTGCATCGGTTGCGCCTGTGGTTTGTTTTAACGATCTAGCCAGTTCTGCACTGGCGGCCTCATCGGCGATAGCGCCTTTAGCGGCGTCAAAAAGTGCAGCGCCCAAAGCGCCCACCGCAGCCGTAGCAGGCAAAAAGGCTTTTTTCATAAGCAATCCTGCCTTAGCAGAATTAGTCTCAGCCTGCGACAGTTCCTTTTTAAACTTGTCTAACCCAGTACCAACGTACTCGGTAATAATTGGAATAGATAAAGCCATTATTTAAGTTCCTTTTCTACACGGCGCACCACGTTAAGCATCGCCTGTTCCATTTCGCCCTGCACCTCGGCACGCTTACGGAACAATGCAGGCCCTAGAACACGAGAACGGTTGGGTTCCAGTTGCCCTAACTGATCGCCGAGGCGGTTGGGGGTTTTGCGTCCTGCGGTTTCCCACACAGCTGTCGCCACGTCACGCTGCTCTAAAAGAATCACTGAGGTGACACGGCGGTCGCCTTGCAATTTGACCTTTACGCCACGCACCGCTTTAGACACGTCATACGGGAAAATCTTGCGGTTGCCCGCTGTCCAGTTGCGAGACATACCCGACAACGGCATCCCAATACGCTGGTAGGTGCCCTGAGCCTCAACAATGGCGGGCTGTGCAATACGGGTAGCCTCGGCTGCAAACTCTTTACGCAAGCCCGGCTCAATCTTGTTAAGCGAACGAATAGCATCCTTAGCGCCGACAATCTCTACTTTTGCGCTAACGGGCATTTTTGTTTTGTTC